GGATGCTGGAGGTTTTATCAACGCATTACGGGGTAGCGTCCGCCCTGTCATCACTTATGTTTTTTTTGGCCTTTTCGTTGCCATCAAAGTAACGGCTATAGTTGCGCTAATGGGCGAGGGTAATGATCTCGGGAGATCGTTGTCTCTGATCTGGGATGATGCTACCTCTGGTTTGTTCGCAGCGATAATATCGTTTTGGTTTGGTGGACGTGCTGTATCAAAGTATATGAAAGGCGGAGTAAAATGACCTATAAACTTTCAAAACGCAGCCTTGATAAGTTGGACGGCTTAGATGAGCGGCTTGTTTCTGTTGTAACCTCTGCCATTCACCGGAGCAAAATTGATTTCGGGGTGATCTGCGGGATGAGAACTCTGGAAGAACAACGCGCCTTGGTTGAGAAGGGCGCGTCTCAAACGATGAAGTCCAAGCACCTTGACGGACTTGCCGTTGATTTAATGGCGTACATTGGTTCTCGCGGGTCGTGGGAGTTGAATTTGTACGATGATATTGCTGACGCTATGGCAGAAGCTGCTCGTGAGGTTGATGTTCCTATACGTTGGGGCGCAGCATGGACTATTTCAAACATTGCACAGTTTCACGGCGGCACTATGGAAGATGCTATGAACAGTTACATTGATGAGCGCCGCTCACAGAATCGCCGTCCGTTTATAGACGGACCCCACTTTGAACTTATGGTCTAGGAGAAACCCGATGACTACAATTATGATCAGCATCCTGCCTGATGGGATGCCCGTAGATATGATGGACGATGACGACGACGGTAACTCTTGCCCTCTTCCGACCCAAGACGACGACATGAACATGGAGAACAAGGACATAGCGGAGTACGAGTACAAGTATGCCGCCGCTGTGACGGATGACGAATGCGGAAACTGCGGGATGTATAACCAGACCGCGGATATGCTGGAGTGTATTGGTGACGACTCTGGTGACGTAGGCTATTGCCAACTGCTCAAGTTCTGCTGTAGTAGTAAGAACACATGTAGCGAGTGGGTAGAAGGTGGGCCGATCACATCTGACCTACAAGAGGAATACAAGGACAATCTATAATGGATGTTGTCGATTGGGCAAAGTACATGTACAAGAAACTGGAAGAGCGCGAGAGAGATATTTCGGGCGCTCTTGCAAGCGGTGCTGTTAAAGACTGGGAACAGTACAAAATGTCGGTGGGAGAGATACGGGGACTCTCTTTCGCTCGTGAAGAAATCAAGTCCCTGCTGGAGAGAACCGTAGACGATGTCGAAGACCTTATATCTTCCTGATCACGTTGCGCAGAAAATGAAGAAGGAGAAGGTTCCTGCAAAAGCAGAGCCTGAATCTTTGGATAGCGCATACGTTGACGCTAATGAGCGGGTGTTGGACCCCTCCCTTTTAGAAAAACCGCTACTCGACAGACTCCCGCAGCCGACAGGTTGGCGGGTTTTAGTTATGCCGTACCAAGGCAAAGCTACAACAGCGAGTGGCATACATATCCCTGATGAAATCCGACAACGAGAAGCGATAGCCACTGTTGTGGCTTATGTGATGAAAGTCGGACCTTTGGCGTACAAAGATCCTGCCAAGTTTGGCACGAACAGCGCCCCGTGGTGTAAGGAAGGCCAGTGGGTTTGCATTGGTCGTTACTCTGGTTCCAGGTTTAAGATTGATGGTGGTGAGGTTCGCATCATTAACGATGACGAGGTCATCGCTACTATTCTTGAACCTGATGACATTAAGAATATTTAGGGGGTAGATTATGTCCGAAGAAATCGAAACTGAAGAGACCGAGATTACGTTCGAGGGGGCGGAAGAAGCTCCTGAAGAACCTAAAGTTGCTCAAGCGTCTAGCGAAGACGAGTTAGACACTTATAGCAAGGGTGTGCAGTCTCGCATCAAGAAGTTGACGGAGAAATACCGTCAGGAAGAGCGAGACAAAGGCGAAGCTGTGCGTCTATCGCAACAGCTACTCAGCGAGAACAACAAGTTGAAAACTCGGGTAAAGGCTCTAGATACTGGATATTTATCAGAGTACGGAACTCGGTTGGAGTCTCAGACGGATGGCGCAAAGCGCATCTACAAAGAAGCCTACGAGGCTGGGGACACGGATAAAATGTTGGAAGCCCAACAGGCTTTATCTAATATCGCGATCCAGCAGCAGCAGTATAACACCGCGAAGGCTAGGGCGGAGCAGCAGGCTAAGATGCCTGTTCAGCAAGCGCAACCTGTACAACAACCTGTACAACAACCTGTACAACAACAGCAAGCGGCACCAGTGCCAGACGAAAAAGCTGTTGCATGGAAAGACCGTAACAAGTGGTTTGGTCAAGATAAAATCATGACCACGGCTGCGTACACTCTTCATCAGGAGCTTGTTGAAGAGCAAGGGTTTGACCCGAGCAGCGATGAGTACTATACTGAAGTCAATCGTCGTATGCGTGTGGAGTTTCCACACAAATTCCAAGCGACGGCTAAAACGGGTGGAGGAAGTCAGGTCGCTTCTGCTGGTAACTCCGCATCCCGCAGCACGAAAACAGGGCGCAGGACGGTCAAGCTATCGCATTCCGCAGTTGCTATTGCAAAAAAGCTAGGCGTACCTCTTGAAGAATACGCAAAGTATGTAAAGGATTGATGCCATGACTGACACTAGAACACCGCGCAAGAGCGCAACACGCGAAACAGAAACGCGCAGAAAACCATGGGCACCGCCCAGTCACCTAGCTGCACCACCCGCTCCTGAAGGGTTTGTGCATCGTTGGGTACGAGTCGCAATGCGTGGCGAGGAAGACAAAATGAATGTCACCTCCAAGCTACGCGAAGGATGGGAACCTGTCCGGAAAGATGAGTATCCAGACTATGAAGCTGCAACCATCGATGGTGGTCAATACGCAGGCGTCATAGGACAAGGTGGGCTGATGTTGTGTCGTATGCCTGAACAGACAGCACGTGAAAGAAACGAGTACTACGGGGGCCGAACCCGCGAACAGATGACAGCTGTAGACCAGGACCTAATGAAGGAACAACATCCTTCGATGCCGATCCACAATGATCGGCAAAGTCGTGTAACTTTTGGTGGTCGCGAGCGCGACTCCAATTAATTTAGAGGATTGCTACAATGGCAAACAGTAATGGTGCCTTCGGACTACGTCCGATTGGCGTAGTCGGTCAGGCTGCGAACACCACTGGTATGACTGAATATCGTATTGCCTATGGAAACACCAACTCTATCTACCAAGGCTCTCCTGTTATCCCGCTTTCAACTGGCTTTATTGACATTGTTGGCGCGGCGGCAGGCGGCTCGGTAGGTTTACTAGGTGTTTTCTGGGGTTGCGAATACGTTTCGTCAACAACTGGTGAAAAAATCTACTCCAACTCATGGCCTGGGTCAGGCGCGGATAGTAATCATCCCGTCACAGCCTTCGTGTATGACAACCCAATGCAGACATTTACTATATGCTCAGACGCATCGCTTACAAGCGAAGCAACTGCGCGTGGACATGTGTTCGCAAACGCAAACTTTGCGGCGGGTACTTCTGGTTCTTCAACCACTGGTATTTCTTCTGCTAAGTTGGGTGTTAGCACTATTGCCGCAACCGCTACATTGCAACTGCGTATCATGGGCGTTCAAAACGACCCAGACAACGCAGACTTCGCAGCGGCGGGTATCCCATTAATCGTTCGATTGAATAACAGCTTTAATTCCGCCAATGGCGCGATTGCAGCTGGTACTCCTTCGACTACTGGCGTTTAAAGGAGGTCTAGAAAATGGCTATTTCACGCGCACAATTAGCGAAAGAGCTAGAACCAGGTCTCAACGCCTTGTTTGGTTTGGAGTACAACAAGTACGAGAACCAACATGCAGAGATCTTCACAACAGAGTCTTCTGATCGAGCATTCGAAGAGGAAGTCATGTTGAGTGGTTTCGGCGCAGCACCAACCAAATCGGAAGGTTCTGCTGTAAACTTTGACGACGCTAACGAAGCATACTCTGCTCGTTACAACCACGAAACAGTGGCGTTGGCATTCTCAATCACTGAGGAAGCTATCGAAGACAATCTCTATGATCGTCTTGGTTCACGTTACACCCGTGCGTTGGCTCGTTCAATGGCGCACAC